CCTGCGCTCCCCCGGTGGCCCCGTTGTTTTTTTTTTTTTTTTTTTTTTTCTCCTTAACCATGCACCATACGGGCTACTTATTGCCCCCTGCAAACAGTACATGGAAGTACACTATTTTTATTTTCTCACTAAACTAGTTACTAATCATCGTCATCGTAGGTGAACATTGACATCTCTGTCGAAGGGAAATTCCTTAAGTTCCATTTATCCCTATCTACCTTGTTCTTGGCTATGAGAACATCCAATTTCGGGAAACCATTACGCAATTCTTCTAGAGACATCTTTCCCTTACGAAGATACTGTGAAAGATCACCACCTCGTTTCGCCTGAAAATGCTTAAACAATACCTCGTTTACATCTGTTATCCTCACCTTGAGAAAGTTAAAGCCCAACAAGAAAATATCACGCAAATATTTATAAGAATCCATATTTGCTGCATAAGAATCGTAGGCCATTCCCATTGCTGACAACATAACATCCATGACATTACGACAGGGATCCGGCTCCCGTCCATATACGAGTCGATAAGAATAATCTGATATTGGTCGCCATGCCAACAATCGAGGTTGCTGTGGGCCCTTCCATGGGTTCAACACCAAACGACGGTGTAAAAAGGAGCACCCATCTTCAAGTACTGCCCCACTCTCACTAACAACCGATAATAAAGGCTTATCTATTTTGATATCTTTAAAGTGCATATCAAAAAATTGCCGTGCCCAACTAATATAACGAGTGAACCCAAACACATGTATCAACGATCTCGGACATCGATGAATCAGATCATCGCCATATACTATCATTATCAATTGGAAATGCAATAATGCCTCTGTCGCCTGCATTGCCTCTTGAGCATCCACTATACGAGATATCTCATAACAACACCATAAACAGAACAACAGAAGTGACACCCAAGAGTCCGCATGAGAAGTAACAACAGACCCCGAGGGCACACCCCCATAAACGATGACCCATATCCCCGCGTAAACATGCGTAATCCTTGTAATTAACCAGTCAAAGATGGTCTTCAACATCCGCTTATAAATGGGCCACGACGCACTTTTCTTATTATAGTATATACCTCCGTGTGCTATAAAAAATTCTAATAGCACTCGATGCAGCGACTGATCACAATTAATCAAGTCCCCCATAGAATATACTGCAGACGTTGGATTATCCCAATCATAAGACAACAACTCCGCAATACGATCAGCCCCACCATAAGACCAGGTATGACCAATACAAATGTACCCCCTCTCCAAATTTTGACGCAATGTAAAAAGAACACGCTCATCCAAGGACTCTTCATCGGAGGGTATCACAAAAAACCGGAACTTATCCGCGTACTTCCGATAATCTTCTTCAGTATACTTGTCATACTTTCCATAGGTCTCATCCTTTCCTTTCA